ATTTGCCTATTTGTTTTTGTGCAGCAGTATGTGCAGCTTTAAATGTTTTACCCTCACGCATAAGCTTTTTCATCATGTTCATGTGCTTGGGTGTGTGATGAACTGAATGTGCTTTCAGCTTTTTCATCTGGCTAAGATTAAGCTTTGCCATTTTTCTTTTTCTTCGTCTTACGAAGGATCATAAGATCTGCTCTTGTAATCTTATCTCTAGGTTCTGCAACTCTAGCGATCTTCATTTGTTTTTTTGAATAAGGCATGATTAAGTTTTACGATAACCTCCACCACGTTTTTTATAAGTTCTAACCAACCAGGCATTAGCATAAGCAGAAGGATAAACTCTAAACTTCTTCTTTGCTTCTGACTTTACCCTTGAATAAAGCTCAGGGTTTGTAGGTGTGTTAGCCATAATTAACTGAAGACATCACTACCACCTAAACGTCTTTGGACATCTTCGGTGTATGTAACATCTTTACCATAGCGTGGATCTGACATAGCAGTAACTACTTCTGCTGTAGACCTATAAGGTGTAGGTCCACTTGATGAAGCCTTGCCTGTTACTAAATTTGGTTCAACACCCATAGCATTTTTGTATTGTGAGTATAGACCTTGAACGGCCATTTTTATAATAGGAGCATCAGCAGATTCTGTGACTTTATTAAAAGCTTTTTGATCTTCTGCTGGTAAGTTTTCTAAAGCCCAACTAACCATCTGGTTATAACTTTCATCACCACCGATTGAGTCTTTGATACCTTGAATTTGTGAGGTTGCTATCTCTTCAGCAGTACCTTCACTTGTACCTCTTAAACCATCAAGGTAGGTGTCGATGACCTGTTTTGAGAAACCTGCTTCTCCTAACTTAGTGTAATCATCTTCACTGATCTCACCTGACTCTGTAAATCTGGTAGAGATTTCTTGTGCATCAATACCAACTTCTTCTAATACAGAAGCAAGACCATCACCATAAAACTCTTCTGCATTAAATTCAGTGTCGTTAGTTTCGGTCTGTTCTTCTTCTGTTTGTGGTTGATCTTCTTCTGTTACTGTACCTAACTTACCTTCCAGTTCTTTATAACTGGCAGCAAGATCTTCTACTGATTTAAACTTACCAAGTATTAGACCGTTATCATCAGTTTCGTTTTTAGCTAAAGTTTGTAAATCTTCAGCAGACATTGGTGGTGTCTCTGTGACGTTTACCTGGGATGAAGTCATAAAAAATATTTAGTTAATAGTAAGTGTATTACCATTTTTGGTTTTGACCACCTTTGGTTCTGTAGGAGTGGGTTCATCATTAAAACCTAACTCACTTACAATAGCTTTTGCAGGTGCAAACTTACCGTCCTCATTTCTTTTACGAGAACTAGGCTTCTTGTTGGGCATTAGCTTCCTCCGATAGTTGTTGTGCTTGTGCGTTGTTTTTAGGATCAAGAAGTGGTGATCCAAGAGCAGCAGGTCCAAGACTTTGAATAAGCTGTTGCTGTTGCAAGGCTTGTTGTTCTGCTTGAATTTCTTCTTGTGTCTTTACTAGGTTAGCAGTATCTATCCCAATTGAATTTGCCAGTCGTTTTATGGCTTCATCCACATTCATGTATTGACGCATAATATCTGGACCTAAAGCTTGACTTACTGTGCCGATAAACTCAACAAGCTTATTACGATCATTACCTCTACCAAGACCTTGAACACCAGTAACAATCTTAGGTTTCACTATCTTCTCTGGTAACTTAGGAGCTTTACCAGACCTAACTAGCATGTGCATCCTACGTCTTAGGTAAGGTAGTTGAAACTCCTGAGTAAGTATGGAGTAGATACCACCAAGACTGTTCTCTAATTCATTAGCCATCATGGTAACTTCTGCTGCTGTTACTCTTTCTGCATCTCTTTGTACAGACCTTGCCATAAGAAAGGCATATTCAAGTCTTGATTCAATACGCTGTATGGCAGAGAAAGATACGTTGAAATCTGCACCTTTGTTAACTTGCATCACAGATATGTCGGCAGCAGATCCTTCTCTTATTGCTCCATTGGGAGCTTTGGCTAGTGTTGCTGCTCTGGTTACACCATTAGGATTTACAAGAAATAAAGTCTTAGCTGATGCAGCAGCACCTTCTATGATTGCTTGCATCAAAGCTTCTAAGCTGATTAAATCTCCTCTGTATTCTTCTACATATCCTCTACCGTAGTCTTCACCATCTATTCTCACGAATCTCAAAGTAATCCAAGGTGATACATCTACTTTTGATCTGCCATCAGTACCTGGTATCTTTTCTCCTTTACATTCCTGATACCACATGAAGTCATCATTGACTCTCTTAACGTATGTATATATATCAAGGTCACTATCCATCATCTTCTCGTCGTAGTTCTCTTTCTTTTTAATTTGCTCTAAGAACTCTTCTGGAAGTGCATTAGGGTGTACTGATTCCTGTGTAATAATTTCTAATACATTACCTACGGCATCTCTTTTACAAACAAACTTTGATAGTGGATATACTTTTAATCCATTGTCTGTGAGATAGAGAAGAACATTCCCTCCAACAATCAGATGTTTTAATGCTTCAAACATTGCAACCCTGTCGTTAGAGATCTCTATCTCATTCATCAAAGCTGTTTCTATTGTGCGTAGTCCTTTATCTATCTCTGTTTCTAGTCCTTCCTGTCCTTGCTTTAGTAATTCAAGACTATCAATACTTAATTTAAAAAAAGCAGTTGATGGAGGGAGTAAAGCAAATAATAATTTAGATGCAAGACTGTTGACACCTCTAGCACCTACAGCTTGAAAGGGAGTTTTTATTTTTGCTTTTGTTCCAACTGTACTTTCTGGAATAAGACTAGGGATGGTCAACGCAGAAGAGTCTTTCGCTTCTCTGTCATAAGTAGATCTTGAACTTTGAAGTTGTGCATATCTGCCAGCAGCAGTTGTGCCACCTGTTGAATATTCCATTTTAGTAATTTAAATCACCAGACCCCATGCCTGTTTTAAGAGGTATGCGTAAAGAGCTAGTACCAAGTCTTCTAAAAGATCTTCTACCACGACCAGTTCTTGTAGAAGTTGTTCTTTTAGTACCTACAGTCGGAGCCTTGGCAGTCTTCTCTGGCATAGGTGCTGTTGGTCTAGGCTCTGGTAAAGGTGGTGGTTTTGGTGATGAGAAAATACACATAACTAATTCTCCAATACTGATTCAGTGAGCATGGTATCTTTTTGTCTTGCCTGTTGTTCGATCAGGTAATCAACAACAAAACGTTGCCCTGCTTTAAACCATATCTCTCTATCAGATAAAGACAAGTCAGGATGACGGTGTGGAAAGATTTGATCTAAGGCAAAGATCAATTCATCTGTAATAACTGGTAGCTTTTCAGATGACATGATTAGTAAGATTTAAAAGTATTGTAGTTCACTTTTGATAATAAAGTATAGCAGGTTTAAATTTATGTGATAAGGTAATGATGTCATAGGAGAGTCTTTCTATTACAACACGAGAAATACCAGTAGCTGACCGCCATTAGTTACTGGTTTTTTTTGACTAAGCGAAAACACTGGTGACTTTATACCCGTTGGTTGCCAGTGTTTTCTTTATGGAGTCCAAAGAGATACTTCTCCTGTTTTGTAATCAAAGTCTCCATCTCTCAGTATTCTTGCAAGCTGTGCGTTAAGTACAGCATCAGCAAAGTCATATTTCTTTTTCTCATACGCAGCTACTACCTTCTCCCACATCTGTTCTAGTGTTTTAGATTCACCTAATATCTTCTCTGCTGTTACTGGCCCTACTTTATCTATACCAAAATAGTTATCTGTACTGTCTCCTGTAAGGGCTTGCTTCATCCAATGTCGATCAGCCTTACGTTTGGTTATAAGTTCCAGATCATCACCTGCAAGCAGTGTGCAAGGTACAGATCTCATGTCCTTATCGACTGAAACTATTATCGGGTTGTCGTATTGTTTTGATGTTGCAAGCAAAGCCATCACATCATCCCCTTCTAACCCATCAAAACTTTTTGATTCATACTTTTCTCTTACCTGTTCTACTACTTTCTTAAAGGCTAACGGTTTTCTTTTGTTCTTTCTATTAGCTTTGTACTCTGGATATATCGTATGTCTGCATGTTGGGTACTCAGTAAAGCACATAACAACATCCTTATCCCCTTCAGCAATAGTCTGGTAGTAAGAGACTCTGCCATCAATCATTTCATGGACATCTCTTTCATCAGCATGAAGAGTATGTAAGTTGTCATCCCATTTTATGTCCTGTTCACAGGCACAACATGAAGA